AACAATCAATTTATTTGATACAATGTTTTGAAACACGGCTAGATAGGGGGTAGCTACCCTATTGAAAAGAGAAGTCTCCCCTCCTGCCGCAGTTTCTTTCAGGGAGAATTGGAACAAGAGACTGCTATGCACTACTATTCATTTCATGTGAGTGACTACATTCACGACACTGCTCATTTGTCAAACTATGAAGATTTGGCATTTAGACGATTGTTAGACTTGTATTACACAAGCGAAAAACCTATCCCAAACCAAACCCATGAGGTTTCCAGACGCATTAGGATGTCTAATCAGATCAATGCTGTTCAGACAGTTCTTGAAGAATTCTTTATGTTTGACATGGAAAATAATTGTTGGTTTCACAAACGATGTGATGAAACTATTGCCGCTTATCAGGCAAAGGCCGAGAGAAATCGTGAGGTTGGAAAACTTGGAGGCAGACCCAAATCAAACCCAGATGCTAACCAAGAAGAAACCCAAGTGGTTTCCAAACATAACCCTAACCAAGAACCAATAACCAATAACCATAAACCAAAGAGAGAAAACGCAACTGTCGTTGCTTGCCCTCTAGATGTTCGTGACCAAGTTTGGAATGATTGGGTAGCTTTACGGAAAAGTAAAAAAGCACCAATTACTAAAACAGTTGTTGAGGGTGCGAGAAAAGAGGCTTTTAAACTTAATTGGCCTTTAGATAAATTTTTGGTTGAGTGGTGTACTCGTGGAAGTCAAGGTCTTAAAGCAGAATGGATTGTTAAGCCAAATCCTTATGACAATGTAAGGCTCACAGTTGCATCAAAGAATGAGCCTGATGCCGCTTTGGAAAAGATTAAAGCTGATGACCTAAAAGCCGCACCTATTCCGCTTGAAGTCTTGGCTAAGATGGCTGAGTTGCGGAGAAGTGTATGAAAGTGTTGCCAATAAACAACTTTGAAGTTGAGCCTTGGTTGCTTGAAAAACACTATGCCAAGCGTATGCCACAAATAATGTTTGCGTTTGGGCTTTACAAAGATGACATTTTGGTTGGCGTAGTGACTTACGGCATCCCCGCATCACCACCACTTTGCATGGGAATCTGTGGTAAAGAATACTCAGACAAAGTTTTAGAGCTAAACCGAGTCTGTTTGTTGGACAACCACAAAAACGAAGCATCATTCCTTGTTGCGAACTCAATCAAGTTATTGCCTAAACCAATGATTGTTGTTTCATTTGCCGACACAAGCAAAGGTCATGTGGGTTACGTTTACCAAGCCACCAATTTCCTTTACACAGGTTTATCAGCAAACAGGATTGATTGGACAATCAAAGGACAAGAGCATAAACACGCCAAAACCATTGGCGATGGCTTAACCTTGGCAGAGATAAAAGAGCTTCATGGTGATGACTTTTACTATGTCGAACGATCTAGGAAGCACCGCTACATCATCTTTCATGGGTCAAAGACTGATAAAAAAGTCATGCGATCTAAGCTGAAATACGAAGTTATGCCATATCCCAAAGGCGACTCACAGAGATATGACTCTGGAACAACTGTAAAAACCCAACAACTTTTATTTGTATGAACTACTTTCAAGCCATGAGACTGCTAGACAGAGTAAAAGATGGTGTTCCGATCCCTTTGCGCCTCATTACTGAAGCGTTAATTCTTACTGGCGACTTGGATGAGTAGATACCAATGGTATACAGCAGAAAAAACATATCCAATGCGGGTGACAGAGTGATCCTTGAGCAAGCAGAAGCAAGAGAGCTGTATCGGAATTGGGAGTGGAGAAAAAATCGTGACCTTATCAGGGCGAGACTTGAGAGGGCAGAGCGAATTTATGGAACTGGCGCAAGAGATCGCATACGTTTTTATATGCAACAAATGAGAGAAGGACAACTTTTATGACCAAAGAAGAATTGCATGAATTGTTTGAATACAAGGATGGAAATTTATATTGGAAAGTAGATAGATTTACAAAAAAATGTAAAGGTAAAAAAGCTGGTTCAAAGTGTAAAAATGGTTATGAGCATATTCAAATAAACTACAAATACATTTATAGCCATAGAGCTATATTTTTATACCATCATGGGTATCTACCAAAAATACTTGACCACATAAATGGTATTAGAGATGACAACAGAATTGAAAACTTAAGAGAAGTTACATCTTTCCAAAACGCATGGAATATGAAAATTAAATTAGGTAGCAGCGGTGTAAAAGGTGTAACTTGGGACAAGGCGCATAAAAAATGGTTTGCTCAAATTAGGGCTAAAAATAAAAAGATATATATCGGAAGATTTGAATCATTAGAAGATGCAGAACAGGCATATAAGAGCCACCTTCAACTACATCATGGCGAATACACAAGAGATGGAACACTTCTATGACATTTATGGTTACATTCAAAGTAGAGGCAAACCCTGTTGGCAAACAGAGGGCTAGATACGTCAAGAGGGGAAACTTTGTGCAAACCTACACCCCCGAGAAGACAAGAACGTATGAGGCTTTGATCAAAGATGCTGCAATTGAGGCAATGGGTGCGTCAGAACCACTAGAAACCCCTGTTAGCCTGTATCTTTACATTCGAGTGCCAATCCCCGCATCGGCAACCAAAAAGAGATTACAAGCCATTGAAAACGGCTCAGAGAAGCCAACAAAGAAACCTGACGCAAGTAATATCCTAAAAAGCGTAGAAGATGGCATGAATGGGGTTGTCTACCATGACGATTCGCAGATCATAAACATCCACGTTACGAAGGTTTATTCAAGTCTGCCAGGCGTTGATATTTGCGTAAAAGAATGCCTAGATTAGGGTAAATCCCTATGGTATTACGCAAGCAATTAGGTAAGATTTAATTTTTAACAGGAGTGAATCATGGAAAAAACTTGGGAATTTGACACAACCGCAGGTGCAGGTAGCGAAGTGGTAACAGTCGTTTATGAGTATGAAAACGATGGAGAAACAACCTATAACGAGTCCATCAAAGAGGTTTGGTTTGAGGGTAAAAACGTCATTGGGCTATTCTCTGATGAACAGTTTAAAGAATTAGACATTGAGGCAGCCATGCGTTTTCAGAATCACAAACTCAACTACAAGTTGGAGGATGTATGACCAAAGACGACATTGTTAAATTGGCAATAGAACACACCATTAGTGGCCTGAAGTTTGATGAAGATGGCCTTTTACGTTTTGCCAAACTGATAGCAGAGCATGAACGCAATGAAATAATCCAAATTTTGGATGATTCAACGGGTTACGTTCAAATGGATTTGATTAGGGAAAGGGGTCAAACATGACTGAAGAACGAAACAAAACCCTAGAAGAAGTTGCCCAAGAGTTTGAGAAAATGAAATCCTTTGGGGACACCGCACAGAGTTTTGCTTCTTTTGTGCGAAACATGAAGGTTTGCCCACCTTGTCATGGGAACTGCAACCAAGGGCGAAATTGCCCCGCAAGAAGCAAATAGGAATTGTATGAACGAACCCACCAAGGCCATCCAATACCTAATCGATACCGCACCGCTTTACTCAAAGGCCAAAGCGACTCGAATGTACTTGGAAGAATTCAGGAAAAGCCGCAAGGCTCAGCTCATGAGCCAGGCAGGGACTGAAGTGCTTGGAAAGCAGGAAACCTTCGCTTATGCCCACCATGAGTACATTGAGATTTTAAAAGGCATCAGGGAAGCTGTGGAAACAGAAGAAAAGTATCGCTGGCTTATGACAGCAGCGCAAGCAAGAATCGAGTGCTGGAGAACTGAGCAATATAGCGCCCGTATTGAGCAAAAAGCCACCCAATGAACAACAAATTGAACGCCAAAGAGAGATTGCACCTCGCAAGGGTTAAATCCCTCCCATGTTCAGTTTGCCAGGCATCACCACCAAGCGAAGCCCACCATTACAAACAAGGGCTTCAATACACTTGCATCGCCCTTTGTGTAGATTGCCACCGCAACCCAGTAATGGGCTGGCATGGTCAACGCAGGGCATGGGCTATCAGTAAAATGCTGGAAATTGACGCACTTAATGAGACCATTCGCAGATTGTGCGAGGAAGTGCCCACCAAAGGCTCTAAAAGCCCTTTCTAGGCGTTTTTTTGGGCTTGTCCATACCAACTATGCTTGACGTAAAAAACCCGCTTATTAGGCGGGTTCTAGGTTTAGCGTTTTGTAAGTATTCTGAGAATTAGAGCGATCGTTGCATAGATCATTCAAACCCCACAAATTCAAGTGCTTCAAATTTGCAGCTTTCAACTTGATCTACTGTTAAACCAAGGGCCAATTTTTCTGCTAATTCACTTGCTTGCTGGGCTTTTTGGTCATTGGGTGCAGTTAAAGCAAGAACCAGGCATTTTGTGAGTGCTTCAATTTGTGTCATTTGATAAGCCTTTAAAAAAATCTTGTGAAAATACAATGTCCCCGTCAAATTCAGAGGGTATTAGATAGCTATCGTGTCCCTCTGATTCCATAAATTCTTCAACGTCAACGGGGTCAATAATAGCCTTTTCTTCAATACTGTTAACAATGACTATTGGTTGACTATCAGAGCCAATTAAAAATTGCCCGTGGGTCATATTGCCAAACCAAATTTCAACGTGTTTCATGCTGCCACCCCATAAATAACATCTGAGCATGATTCGCATTGACTATCGTACTGGTTTGCGTATTCTTCTAATTCAAAATACGTCTTAAATTCGTGTTCTTCACCACATTCAGGACATGAGTAAACCCAAAACACGTCAAACCCAATAGAACACGCAATGCAGCCACCCCAATCTTCATCCCAAACCCAAACATTGCCCGATGACTCATTTAAACCAGCTTGCGTATAAGGTGAAGTTATCAAGCCAGCTTTACGAATAGCAACAAAACAATCTGCTAAACGCTCAAGATCAGCCCCTTGAAATTGCTCAAAAAGTGAAGTTTTATCAGTTCTTTTCATATTGAAACCTTTTAAATTGAAAACCTAGGGAAATACCTAGGCCAATAACCCCCATGTAGAGGGTTATCAGTCTAAGAATTAAGCCGCTTTTTGCTGCACTTGCATAAAATCAGGGTTTAGACCTTGATAGGTTCCTGACTCATTACGCATTGGCATAACCACTACCAAGGCAGTGTTTGTGTGATTGTGGATAACACCAGAATAGTCGCCGCGCTGCAACAATGGGAAAACTTTTCCCTTTTTAGTGCCGTAATACATTGCCAGTGCCTCATTACCTTTAACCAACAATTCAGGGTCAAAATAACTTATTGATTGTTCTGAAAAGGCATCACGGGTAGGAACTACACGGGAAATGTCAGGAAAACGGGCATCAATGGCCTGAAAACGGGCATCACCAAGCAAATAATAGTCCTTTGCACCACCTTCGATAGTCTCCAGATCGATAAATTCTGACTTTTTATCGATGGCTTTTATGGACTCATAAGGAATAATTATGTCAAACCCAAAGTTTTGGGGCGGAACATGGCAAAGAATAGGTGATTGCCCAGCAAATAGAATTTTCCCGTCAGAGCCGTAAACCATAGCAACGTCAGGGTTGTTTATTGAAATGCAAATACCTTGCAAATAATAGCGAATATCTTTTTTTGCTGCGCAGATCAATGCGGCACGAAGAGTGGAAGTTTTGAGAGTGATTTTCATGTGAACACCTATTAAGAAAGAAAAAGAGATTATTTGACCAAAACGTCAAAATACGCCAGCATCAAGGCCAAAGCCCCAAAAAATAGGACAATGGCAAAGATGGATTGAATGATGATTGATTTCATGCCGTCACCTTTGGATTGATGATCTGGCAATACTCTACCCACTCAGCGTTGGTCATTTCACCACCATCGATTACAAAGGCCTCTGTTGCGCCATTAGGGATGCCATTGATAAGGTAGGGACGATGGCCGATAGTGCGACCACTTGAAAGAATGATATTTTCACGCATATTTACACCTATTTGTTGCACGTTCCGATTGAACGCATAGGAATAATAACAACAAAAAAGAAAAAAAACATAGGGACAAACCCTAATAAAGTACAATTATTTTAATTTAATTTTATGGATAGATCATGGGTAGGCCAAGTACACCAGCAACCAGGTATTTCCAGAGAACACTAAGTGACCCTGAAAAACAGATCATGTTAGCAGCGGGTCAAGGGAATATTTGCAGAGGGTTTGAAAATATCTTGGCAATGTATCAAGAGGCGCACAATCAAGGTTTTCGCCCTGACATGG